TTGCTCAGCAGTGATACGTCCATCTGCCTGTAATTTGCTTAGACTAGCATCTTCATTTTTATCCAGACTATAGAGTTCTGCCTGACTTTCTACCACCTTGACGACAGCCGCTTTACCCTTGTCATTCACTGCATCCTTTTGCTTCGTCAGATTTGGCACAAAAAGCAAGAGTAGGACGCTAATGATAAGCAACACCACCAACATTTCAATCAAGGATACTAAAATTATTTATTTTTTCCATCTCATACATCTGCAGTGAATGCAACACGAGATCGCGATACTTCCAAGTCGATACCAGATACTCAATGACTTCCTGGTCCTCTATCTTGCATTCCATCAAAAGCAACAACTTGACCGTGTACTTATTTTTCAAAATTGGCACTTGGTAAGTTACATCTACCCAATGCTCAAAACCTAGATCTGTCTGCTCTACATTTGCTAGTTCAATATTTAAAAACTTCATTTTTATTCCTCCTTACTTATCTATTCGTGAAAAAATCATTATTTTTTTAATTCTGAAACTACTTTCAGACAAACAAAAAAACCGCAAGCAAATGCCTGCGGTTTTAGTGTAATCTATTGCTTTCTAGTAAATTTAGTCTACAGTACCCCATAAAGTGATACGGTTTCCTGACTCGTCGGTTTGTCCGATAGCCATATAGTTTCGGCTGCCAGAGGCACCTACAAAACTGATCCAACGGTAGCCATTAGCTGAGCCTTTAGAGTCGTATTGAACAGTTTCTCCTGGTTCATAAACTGCCACGATATCACTTGTTAGGTTTGGAGAACGTCGTACATTGATATGAGCCTCACCGACTGTAAATGTACCGTCTTCTTTCTCAAGGACAATCTCGTCAGTTGTTGGCCCTGTCTCAATTTCTGAGACGTCATCTGTGCCGTCCCCGTAAGGAGGCACGATATAACCAACGATTTCCCCAACCGTTCGCTCATGATAACGAGCAGGCCCACCGACTTCCAAAAAGTCCCAGTTTCCGTCAATGTTTTGCTCAATGGTCTTGACAGTCAAGCCGTCACTATCTTCAACAGTAAGACCTGTATGGCCGTAGTTGACACCGTCTCCAGCTACAAAATTCTTGACAAAGATCCAACCAGCCTCAGGATAAGCGACATCATAACGGACATCTACTCCTTGGCTTTCAGCTGAGGCTAGCAAGTCATAGGCATTCCCATAAAGGCGGACGTCGAAAAATTGGCGCATGATGTAACATGGCAGGTCTGCGCACTGTGTACCATACGCACCGTCGTTGTCTACGCCCATTCCGCTATTTGCTAGGTTGTGAGCAAATTGTAATACTTCTGCTTTACTTGACATATCTTATCCTTTCTTTGGCTGATCATAGTCCAGAGCTTGTGCACTGTCAGACAATCCTGAGGTAGTAGGGTCAGAAACGACCCCGATCAATACAAGCAATGTAAGAGCTGTATTAGCCACATCATTGATGTTATCAGGCAATTTAAAGCCTAGTTGTTGCGCTAGCAAGATTGCTGTAGCAACGATAGCGGCAAGAGTCGCCTTGTTCTTAAAGCGTAATTTCCAGTTAATTTTCATTTTTTAATTCCTCACTTCTAAAATGTTGTATTTGTTATACAGGCTATCAATGTACCCATTGCCGCCTAATTTCTTATAGTTTTTGTGCATTTTGTGAATGATATCAGACTCGTGGACTGTTGTATATCCACGATTGATAGCCGTAGTCATGTCTCTCTCTAATCTCAGATACATTGTGACTAGATGAGCCTCATCATGTACTACTAGCTTATCGTTGACCTCGCTTATTTTTCTGTTATTATCCTCTCCGACTACTCGGATGTCGTTTACTGATGATTGGATAGTGCCTAGCTCGTCTTTGAGCTCATGAAACTGTTCTTTATTCAGATTTCCAGCCTTTATTGTCCGAACCCCAAACCAACCAGCGACAACTGCCCCAATCGTTGTAGGGTTTGTCAAGGCATTTATTATTTTTTCAAATATATCAACCCATGTCATAACCTCCCCCTATCTAATCAATCCGTGGCATGACAACGGTCAAGACACCTTGCTGTAGCATTTCAGCAATAGGTTGCTCTTTCCAAGTATATCCTTCAGACTGTTGCATCTGAAACCTGAAAATAGTTTGTGTTCCCTTTGGCCATTTCGGATTGGTATCAAATGGATAAGCACCTGAGATGATGTCTCCGTTTGAATAGCGTGTACTCTTTACAAGTGGCTTGATGAATGCTGCTACCTTTCCATAAGCGTGGGTAGGCATACCTCCATTTTGAGATACTGCCAAGGCAATCAAGACCTCAGTGATAGCTGATACCGTGTCAAGATTTTCCTTGTTTTCGGTTGCCGCTTGCTCAGCTTTATCCGTTGCCTCTTTGTTCTTTTGCAGCTCTTGAGTTACTTTGCTGAATTTCTCGTTTTCAGCACGCTGTGGAAAGTTTTCTTGATAGATAACATCAAGTGCAAGGTCAAGCAATTCTGTATTAGATAAGCTGATTTTATCAGCTGGCAATAAGACAGGTACATAAGCACCGTCTGAGTTAACCAGCGTGACTTTGGTGGTGGACGCTGTTCCGCTGGCGTCGTATTCTTGGGACTTCGTCCCGTAATTTAATTTCATAGAACCTCCTTTAAATTTTGAAAGATACATTATCAAAGTTAAGCCAAGTAGCGTCAACGTTTCCCTTGACGACTATGTTACCGCTCGAATAGAGACCTAAAACAGCCGTGCCATAGCTATTATTTAGAGCTGATACAAACATAGTTTGTTTAGGTCTAAAGCCGACAGGTAAGACACCAATAACTGTCTCTTTTGTTGTTCTGCCTTTGTAAGCCGTGCCTCTGATGTAAACCACTCCATCAAATGTTTTTGAGTACTGAACTTTGTCATAATCAGGATGATGTACCCAGCCGTTTTGCAAAGGTAGGACTTGCCAAGTAGAGTCTTGAGTATATTTTTGGATGTCATCTTTAGTAGCGATCTCTTTCCATTGAGATGGGCTCCATCTACTGTTATTGTTGTAAGTCCTAAAGAAAAACCTATTTGATGTTACCCCTGTGAAAAATTGGACGCCTTTCCAGCTATCAAGCCAAAAATTTTGATACAGACCCCAATCGTTGCCAGTAGGGTTGTCGTCATATTTATCACTTCTCCAACCGAACTCAGTTCCTTGCTTATTCCAAACGTCGTTCCATTGAGCACTACCTCTACTTAGGCCCCCGTTATTATCAGTCAGTCGATACTGCTGAATAGGTTTGTCATCTACATATATGTCACCTTTCACATCCAAGGCTCCACGTTCACGGATTTTGTTTACTCCCACGCCTGATCTATCATAAGATAAGACTACGCTCTCCGTTGCCACGTTGATCATGAAATCAGACCGTGTAAATTTGTCCTCAAGCGTTCCGATTACAACCCACGACTGATTAGCTAGATAATTGCCTGCAAGATTAGCCTGAGAATTGACTAGGTTTGAGATACTCGTCCAGGATCCAGTAGCTGGTCCTGTGTCTACTTGAAAGTTAGTAGTCCCAAGCCTTGCAACCTTGAATGTCAGAGTCATTGTATTTTTTTGACTACCTGAGACAGCCAAAGGCGCTATCTTGGCATTTCGTGTGACTGTTAGGGTGCTAGAGGTTGAACCCGTTCTAGCAATGCTAAAGCTCAATGCTGGAGCAAAATACTCAAGCACTGTGACAGATACCTCTCTAGTGTCTGACCATCTACCACGGCTATCAGATACACTAGCTCTGATTTTGATTGTGCCGTGATAATTCATAATGCCAAGACTTCCACCGTTTGAGCTTGTGGACTGGTTTTTGCCGACGATTTCGGCATAGTATCCAGTGATGGATGAGCCGTAAGAGCCGACCGCACCATTAAACGCTACTTTGATGTTAGAGATTACCTGAATGAACGTGTTGCCGTTTGGGATGAGATTTTGAGCTGCACCATTCAAGTCTGACAATGAGACCCCTGTAAAAGTGGGTTTGACATTTGCTGGTACGCTAGCCGTCAAGGTTGTTGACTGTGTTCCTGTCTTAGTAGAGCCTGAATAGGTATCTACATATATAGTCCCTGTACCACTAGCAGAGTTTGGGATGTCACTTGCAAAGTCAATAGGGATCGTCCAGCTGGTGGATGTGTCTACATTCGTTGCAATCGTCCCTGACTTACCTGCCCATGAATAGCGCACTGTATGCTTGAAACTTGAGCTTTGACGGTTAATATTGATAGTAACTGAACTACCAATAACTCCAGGGCTCACGCTTACAGAGCTAGAGCGTGGGATAGTTGTCAGGCTGAGACTAGCTGATACTGTAATAGTCCCATGCAGGCCGTTGTTTGGATTAAACGTACAAGAGATAGGGAGTGTCTTAGTTCCATCTGCATTGTGGCTGATTGTACTTGAGCCACTAGCAAGCGTGTACTCCTCGCCTGATGTCTCCCACGTCGGGTAGCTGTAATGGACGTTACGGCCATCCAGATTAAGAGACAGCGTACTGTCTCCTTGTTGGTTACGGGTGTAATAGGCGCCTGTACGGCTAACTGTCATCCGCCAGTTGACAGTTGAGGTGTTATCCGTGATACTCTGAGAACCCTGCTCTACATAAACATTGAGATACAAGCTCCCACTTGAATTACTAAACTTTGCCATTTTACTCCTTTCTAACCGACATAACGGATGACATTCATGTCAGGGTTAATATGATACTGCTCTTCTCTAAATCTGCCTATTTGGATAGTCTTAGAGAAGATCCCGTTCTCAATGTGTATAACACCTTGAGAAATATACATAACCTCTACACCAGCGCTAAACATTGAAATTCGTCCGTTAGGGTTAAACATCATGCTAGAGCTCCCGTCATTCTTACCGATGACTAGACCCTCATTTGAGGAACTCATATAGGTATCAATGAAATTCCATCTATCAGATAGCTCTCCAAGATCCTTAGCAATATTAGAGACACGCTGACTAGCTGAAATCAAATCTTTCTCAGCTTGTGCTCTTGCGGTCTCGTTAGACTTGACAAAGTCCTTGTAAGCCTTTATCCAATTATCAAGTGTGTCAGCGCTAGCTTTAGCCTCAAGCTCAGCCTGGATAATTCCAGCTTTCTCATTTAGAGCGTTGAGTTGTTTTTGAGTTAGCCCTTGATCAGCTTTAGAGTCTATATCCTTTTTAGTCTCTGACCAGTGAGGTTGCCAACTAGTAATAGGTATAGCTCCAACTGTTAAAACTGCCCAGTCAGCATTACCAATTCCTTCAAGTTCTACAGTGAAGAATGAAACAGTATCACCAGCATTAAGATTTTTAGTTGATGTGAAAGTAGCGCTCCAAACGTCCAGCTCAAAGCTATATGCTAAATTTATCCACTGCCAGCTATCGCTAGGATTTTCACGAATACCAAAATTAAGATTGCTATTGTCGCTCCTCCACCACCTAGCGCTTAATGTGTACTGCTTACCTGCTTTTAAGGGCTCAGCCAAGACGAAGTCTTGCTGATGTTTATTTCTCCATCCAGCATTTGAATTAAGTAAAATGTTTCCTGATTGCTCTGTTGTCCCGAATAAAGCTGTCCACTTATAGCTTGCAGGATCCTGACTGTCTGCCTCAGTGAAATCCGTTAGCGTCCCTAAATAGCGCTTATTTGTGCTATCAGTTGTACTGAAACCATCACGACCGTCAGCGGAGTTAGCCCAAGCTCGGTGAAAGTATGGAGTCCGTCCATCTGCTCCAGGCTTACCTGGAATACCTTGAGGGCCGTCCTTACCGTTCTTGCCATCTGGCCCTTTCCACTTGTTCCAGCGATAATCAGCAGGATTGATGCTGTCAGTTGAGTTGAAATCAACATAGACCCCTATATAGGCCTTGTCAGCGTTAGTTTGGCTAAATCCACTGCCTGAGATAGTATCGGCGTAGGCAATGTGAGTGTATTGTGTACGACCGTCAGCCCCTTTAGGTCCAGGGATACCTTGGTCACCCTTTACGCCTTGCAAGCCTTGGAGTCCTTGTAAACCACGTTCTCCACGGTCTCCCTTTTCACCTTTTTCTCCCCGGTCTCCTTTGGGACCTATTGCTCCCTGTGGTCCAGGGTCACCTTTCGGTCCTGTGTCCCCTTTTTGACCTTGTAGGCCATCAGACGTATTGATAAGAGTCAACTGCTCGGACGCTACCTCTTTGTTATCAACCCATGCAGAAACAGTCAAAACCATCTTTTGGTTGATGTTGGCAGCCCTCACAATGTAACTAGAGCTTGTAGCCTTGATTACACCATCCACAACCCAACGCCAGCCGCTGTTGATGACCTTGTTACCTCGCATAAGAGTAGGGGTCACAATGGTCTGACCTTGACCGTTCTTAAAGGCTATACCGTTATCAGTGGCTAGCTTGATAGTATAAGGCTTAGCGTCTTCTATCATCCTGTCTAGCTGTTGCTGAATGCCTTGAGATAGACGATTTTCAAGCGCTTTGGCATTTGAGAAAGTGGTCTTGTTATTCTTCGGATTGGTAAAGCTGATGACTTGCTCAGATACTCTCATCTCAAGCAAGAGAGTAGGGTTAAAGCCGTCATCATAGATTTTTACCGTGTCTCCTATTTCAAGATCCGCAAAACCCTCAGCCTCGTAAGTAACTGCTGGGTAACAGTTCTTTTTGAGCTCACGGTAAGCCGTCGAACGGATGACCTCAGGATTTGAACTCTCTACAGTCATGTCCTTTCTCGTCCACTGGTCACGGTCACCTGTTGAGTGTGTGAACGTAGACGGATACATCTGCATAGAGAGGGGTGCATACAAAGCAGCCCCTGACTGGTAAAACTCACGTTCTCCCTTTGCATTATTGACAGACCAAGCTCCAAGGCCTCTAATATCAACTACGTTTCCTTTATCATCCTTACCTGTTGGGACAACCGTGTTATAGATCCCAGTTTTGTCAATCGTCCTAGTGATCGTCTTGAGGTTTTTCCCATACTTCAAGATTTTTGGGCTAATTTGACCTACTCCCTGGTGGCTATCGTCGTGCTCATGATAGACATTGACTGTAAATGACTTGATAGAGCTGTCAGCGTTGAGACGTGTGTCAAACTCAATTTCTGCGCCAAATTTCTTAGCCAGACTAAGTAGTCTGTTGAGTTTGGTGTCTGTCCCCTCCCACTCAGCAGAGATTTTCTTATTAGCGACCTCATTGATACCGATTTTTAAGAAAGTATAGTTGAGCAAGTCCATCTCCTCACAAAATTCCTTAAAGCTCATAGCCTTAGGCGATTTGTAAGGGATAGAGTACTCATTGATCAGCTCAAGGTTTAGGTTGATACTATAACACTTGATAACTTTCTCATTTTCCTCAATTTTTCGTATTGTATGCAGGTAAGTTCTGCCCTTGTATCTGAATGAAACAAAGGCTTTCTCATTGAGAGAGTTATAAGCCCTCTTTTTACCTACATCTGAGATAATGGCCTTTTTAAAGACTGTAAAATCAAAGGTACTAGAACCAGTTTCCAGGTATCTTGCCCAGGTGTCATTGAAATAGTTCAATGTATCCTGTTTGTCATTGTCGATAAAAGCCACTTTTCTCAAATTTGAGTCATGTATTGTCAATAACATTGTTATAGATACCTTTCTTTAAATTCTACTTTGACAGTGGGTTTGGTCTTGACCCAACTTGAGCAATAGACCTCAAGCTGACTGTTTCCAGGTGGAATAGTCAAGAAACTTGAGCCATCCACTACATCCACAATCTTCTCAAGACCGTCCACAGTGACAGTGTCATTCTCGCTGTTTAGCACGACATTTGAACCGATTGGATAACGGTTAGGCACATCTCCTATTGTTGGGACAAAATCCTTACGGTATAAGAGTTCATCAAGATACATGTGAGCCAGGATAGGCTTGTCATGATACGCTCCAAGCATGACGTGGATTTTAGCTGACTTTCGGCCTTTAATTTCAGGAATGATAAAGCTGTAATGAGAGCCTTTGTAGTAAACCTGGAGTCTGTCGTCATTACGCTTGAGTTCAAACTGCCCTTTGGTTGATGAAAATGGATTTAAAGCACTGTCAGAGGTGCCTGTGAAATTCCAGCACTTAAGAAAGTAATAGCTCCCCTTTCCATCAGAACCAAACACATTAAACTCACAATCCTGTCCTTGTGTTCGTTTGAATGTTTCAAAACCATACAAAAACTGACCATTTGTGTCTGATACTGTAATCTTGATAAATCCATATTGATTAGCTGCATTAGATACAAATATCTGTTTACCTGTGATGTAGTCATCAAGCGAGCCAACAGCTCCAGCGCTATCTATTGGGATGTCCCATGATAGAGGTGTAGCATAGTTCCCATATTTGCCAGGCGTGGTTTGGTCTTTGAGTCTAATGTGTTTCTTATTCCACAATGTCGTTAGCTCAGACACCCCTACCACATTCTCGCCATTATCGTTAGTCACAGCCTTATTTTTAGTAGCTCTTGCAAAACCGTTTGAAATTCTATCTTCTCTAAAATCAATCAATACCTCTGAACGCTTAACTACTCCTATATCAGCCTCTTCACGGTCACCAACCTCAAGAGCTCCGCTAGCATTGACTAGACCGATATAGCCATTCTCGGCGTTATTCTTAACCGTAACGACAGGAAAAGCTGGGACGTTACCATTATTGACTAAATTAAAAACAACCTTGTCAGGTTGCTCTTGTCCGTTATCAAAGCGCTTATAGGTTGATCCGTGAGCTACTCCGTCAGGGATAATCAGGTCAAAACTGCCCTTTTGGAACCATCTAGTAATGTTTTCTATATCCACAGAACCAGATACTAGACCCATGTAATACTTGTCAGGCTCGTCTGAAATGACAATCTTGACAGCCTCTGATGTGTTAAAAATGCCAGCTAATTTGTGCTTAGCTGTTTCAAGTGTCATGCCGTTGCCATATTGCATAGCAAACTTGACTTTGATGGTTTTGGCGCCTGTTCGCACTTCTTGGAGATTAACTCCGACAAGTGGAGCGTCATTTGTGACAACGTGGCGCTCATTTCCTACTGGACGGATGATGTCTATAATGTCAATAACCTCAGAGAGGTCAAATCCATTGATTGTGATTGTGTCATTATTCATTAGATAATACCTCTCATCATGTTATCAATCATTAACTTATCGTTTTGATAGTTAGTCATTGGGTCTCCGATTTTAGCAACCAGAGTGCCGTCATCTAGTACCATGTTCACAGGGCGCTTGACAGCCTCCTCAGCCACTTCAAGAGCTCTAGTTAGGACTTTGTCAGCCTGGTCACGAATAACCTCGATTTGGCTTGTTTCTGCTCGTTCTGTGAGTGATTTGAGTCTAAACTGACTAGATACAGTATGTTTCCCTAAACCTAGCAAGTCCTCAGCGCCAAATTTGAACGCTGACATCTCTTTCTGAACGTATGCCAGACTATCAACCACATCAGAGCTATTCTGTTCAATACCTACGGCAATACCTTGAGCAATGTATCTACCTACATTGTCTCTAAATAGTCGTGACGGACTATGGATCTTAGCCTTAGCTTGCGCTGCTCTCTCAGCTTGGGCGACAAGCGCATTAGCTGCTGCAGTAACAGCCCCAAGTGCTGAGTACATACCTTGCGCCAAACCTTGGCCGATCATGCTCCCTGCGTATCGCATAGAGCTTACCCCTGACATAGCTGTAGAGCGGATTGAGCTTAACATAGCTGACATTGCAGCCGTTGCCGATCCAATCCCTGAACGAATACCGTTAGTAACTCCGTTAGAAACCCCACGCCCTGCCTGTTGGCCAGCTTGTGTCATCTGAGTTGCTGATTGCATGACCACAGAGACCATCTGTTGCATGCTTGCTTGCACAGATGATAGAGCCTGAGTCATTGCTGAGCTGATACTTGAGGCGAGTTGAGACATAGCTGATGAGGCTGATGTCGCTGATGAGTTAATCATCGACAATGTAGAGGCCATCATAGAGGCCCCACTTTGAGCCATCATCATTGCATTAGCTAGAGACATCAACCCTACTTGTAGAGCCGTTACGCTTGCCACAGAGCCCCCAAGGCTCGCAAATGAGCTCATGACTGATGTAGCAAAGGTGCTCATGGCTGTACTTGCCATTGTCATTGTCTCAGGTAGTGTACTAAGGCTAGTGCTCAAAGATGTCAAAACCGTAGGTAGTGACTGCATAGCTACACTTGCAAGTTGAGCAGATGTAGCTATCAACATCAATCCAGTTCCTGCTTGTTGCAATCCAGGACCAGCCGTAGCGATACCAGAGTTAGCAATAGCAGTAAGACCTGCTGAAACAACCGTCAAAGTCCCTGCAAGGTCAGCTAAATTGAGACCTACGAGGATTTGAATGCCTTCAGCCATCAACTTCACGCCTTGACCAGCATTTTTAGCAGCATTCCCGATACTATCAAAGATACCAGCTACACCGTCAAGCACATTACGAATAGCAGAGCCAAAAGACTCAACTACACTACCAGCACTCTCTAATATTGAGCTGACTTGTTCCCCAAATGTTTTGAGCAAGTTAGTCAAGCTGTCAATAATAGGGCTGACTTGATTGATCAGATTATTAAACGCTTCAACTAAAGACTGTAGTACAGGAGCTAATGCCTGAACCATTTCAGAAACAGCTGGCATGAATGGGGCTAAAGCCTCAACGATTTGTACAATCGCTCCAGACACAACTGTTACAACTTGGACGAAAGCGTTTGAAATTATTTCTACAATAGGAGTGACGGCTGTAGCGATTTCAGCAACGCCTGAACTAATAGCGGTCACGATTCCGCTTATAGCTGATCCTAACGCTGTAATCACTGGAGCTAGCCCGCTCATAGAACTAATTATCATGCTAATTGCAACGCCTGCAGCAGTAATCAAAGGCGATAGTTGAGCAAAAGCTGAGGCGATTGTAGGAAGTACAGGGGCTATAATTACAAGGGCTTGAGCTAAACTTTGTAGAGCCATGTTTAGGATAGTACCTATGGCTGTACCTACACTGACCACCACATCACCGATAGCTTGCAAAATAGTCGCTAGACCTTGGCCTTGAGTTCCCATCAAAGCTAATGCTGCTCCAAGAGCCAAAATAGGTACAGCTAATGCTGCGATAGTTAAAGGATTTACCATTGACAAACCTTTAGCAATTCCACGAAAAGCAGCTCCTACGCCCTCGCCAATTCCTTTAGCTATAATGGCTACACTTTGTCCAAGACTGCGGATAATTGAGACCACGCTTGCACTAGTTGATCTGACAGCTGAGGTAACCCCACTGACTCCAGTCATCGCATTTTTCTTAAATAAGCTAAATGGATTGAAAGATTTTAAGAAATTAAAGGTTTTAAAACCTGCAACTAAACCAAGTAAACCTACAGTGATTGCTTGAATGACCCCAGTAGGCAATGAGCTGATAAAGTTACCAGCTACTGTAGCAGCCTGTGAAAGCCATTTGACAATATTGCCTAATACACTTCCTAGAGTTGACAAGACCTCTGATGTAGTTAAACTATCCCAGACATTTTTTAGAGCCCCAGCAACACTCTTAATGGCGCTAGTAAAAGCACTAACTGCCCCAGTGTTTGAGAATGCTTGCCAGAAAGTTTTAATTTTACCAACAAAATTAGAGATTGATGTGCTGACATTTGAAATAATGCCATCAATGTTGATACTTTCTAAAAATCCTCCTAATTTGTCTGCCAAACTATCAAAATTGATTTTGTCCAAAGCGTCTGAAATTGCATTTACTGCCTTGATACCAAACTTATTAAGTTTTTCAAAGGCTGGCATGAGTTTATTAGAGAGGCTTTCTTTTGCTCCATCGATGGCTTGGTCTACTGTTTTAAACTCTGTAGCCATCTTTTGGAAAGCGTCTGAGTTCCCTGCTCGGTTGAGAGCGTCAAAGAAATCCTCAGTTTTAACTTTCCCATCCTGGACAGCTTTTACAAGGTCAGCCGTAGACATTCCCATCTCTTTTGCGACTGCAGCCATACCAGCAGGAGCTTGCTCCATCATGATCTTAAAGTCCATCCAGGCGATTTTAGGCTTACTTGCCATCTGTGTTGCCTGAGTTGACAGTGATTTCATGGCTTGAGCTGGGTTTTCAGCAGAGGCTGCAAGTCCACCAAAGGCCTTAACTAGACTACCTACATTTTTTGTACCTACAGCGTCAAGCTGTGAGTAAGTACTAGCCATATCAGAGGCTGAGTAGATGGTTTTTGTTGCAAAGTCCTGCATTTCGGTCTTAGCTGCCTTGATTTCCTCAGCTGATCGTCCAAATGCTTGGAGGTTTCCCTCGAAAGTTTTCCAGGCTTTCTGCGAACTGTTGAGCTCAGAGGCCATTTCACGGATACCACTAGTAATAGTCCCAATCCCTGCGGTAAGGGCTGAGCCAATCAAATTAGCTCCTAGGACTGACTTGAATACTGAGCCTACTTTTTGCCCTGCACTTTCAAGGCCTCCAAAAAGAGACTTGAGCTTATTCACTCCAGCCTGAGCATTGGAGCCGTCCATGTCAACCTTGATAGTAACTGAACCATCTGCCATTGTGTACCTCCTTTCTAAAATTAGTAGTCAAATTCATCAGGTAGAGCATACTCTTTTTTGAGTTTCTTCATGTTCTCCTTGTACTGCTTACTGTCCCCCTTTTGGGGCTTGTAAGAGCGTATTTTCAGCACCTCAGCAAATTTAGTATCACTAGGCAGGCCATTGAGTAAAGCGTTGAACTTCTTCCAGTGTAGGCTGTTCTGAGCGTCTATGAGGTCAATTCCGTAAGCCTGGAGAAATGATGAGTAAATATACTCAGCGTCGTACTTCAAGCTAAAAAGACGATCTCCTCCCTCAGATTGACTTCTGGAGCGTATCTTGCTTTTGATTGGATTACCTGCTAGGTCTAGTACTGGTGCTGTGTCTTTAGCTGGAATAATTCTGATATGCTCCTCAAAAATCATCTTAAAGATTGCTGTAGCTTGTTTAGGCGTCAAAGCCTGAGTAAAATCTACACCAGTCAAGATTTGAATAGCCAGGAAAGGCTTGTAAAGCTCGTCAATGTCATCATCATTGATCAGCTCCACCATTTTCAAAACCTTGTTAAAAGCGATATTCATTGGATACACATCATCACCAAGGACTAACTCATCTGTCAATTTCCTTGATAGGTCCAGCATGTCAGTCACCTAGATATTTTTTGAGAGCGTCTGTATTGTTACGTTTCTCCCATTCTGCAATGACCCCTGTGATAGCCTCAAGCAAGTAAGCCATAGTATCGACTGTTGAACCGTTAGAGAAATCATAGACCTTGTTATAAGCCTCTTTGTCAAACAGCTCTGTCCATGACCCTTTTACCAAGTCTTGCAACGTTTCAAAAGCTTCACTGTCTTCTGTGTTGGCTAGTTTTTCACCATCTTTTTTGAGCCTCTTGCCTACAGACTCCATTTTGTGGATGTTTTTGTCATTGGCTACAAATTCAAGTTTGAACTCTCCAAAGTCAACAGGGATGACATTATCACGTTTTTTAATTACTACCATTTGTTTTTTCTCCTACTAATTTTTAAGTCAAAAATAAAAAGGGGAGCCTGTTCACTCCCCTAGATCAAATCATTAACCGACTACGGCAGACTGTTTAGGTGCTGCATTCCAGCTGATAGTTGCCTCAAAGCCCTCATACTCAGAGGCCTCTCCGCCTCCGATTTTGATACCTGAGACTGTAGCTACTCCGACATATTGAGTTTTACCATCAGACTCTACTACTTTAAGCCAGACATTACGGTCATCTCCAGTTTTAAAGCGCATACCTGCGACAATAGCCTGAGCTGCGTCCTCTTTGATGTAGTCACCCTCAAAGCTGTATCCGTTTTTGACAGATGTTACTACTGTTTTCTTAGTGCCATCACCGTTGTAGTATGCAATGTCATCTGTCTCCTCGTCGTTTTCGGCCTCAGCGGTTGTTACTCCGTCCGCAAGCCATTTCCAGGCGTCATTACTTGGCTCAGTAGCTGGTGCTGTTGGTAACCATGGCGCAAGAAAGTGTTTGCGCTTGGCGTTTTTCATTTTTGGCATTTAGTTCCCTCCATTTGTTTCTAATTTTGCCGTTACATCTAACATGTAAATATAAAAGCCTTGCTCATCACGGTCATTTAGGAATGGCTGTGATACTTCAAGGCCTCTGAATTGATATGAATTGTTTTTGCTAGGTAGATCCAGATTAAAATCAGCAAGAGCATAATTGATGGCCCACAGGATAGAGCTTGTCTTCTGGTGATCAGTCGTTTTGATTGCCACCTCAAAGACAAGGCTGATGTCCTGCTTGCCGTTCATGTACTCTTTTAAAATCTTCCCACCAGGCAAAGGGTAAAGGACTAAATCCTCCCCCTCTGATAAGTAATCAAGCTTACAAGTCAGAGAGAGGTTTAGTGTGTTGATGAAATCTCTGAGGACTTCTGAAAAATCGTTGTTATTCATGTTTTTACTCCCATTGCTCTTAGACCTGTCTTCTTCCAATCATCAAGATATAACGCTGATGCTTTCAAGTCCCACCGCTTGCCTGTTCCAGGAGTCGTGTACTTCTTAAAGACAAACGTCCTAACCTTGTTATAGCTTGAGCCGTAAAATTGAGCTCTGGCATAAGGTCCAGGGTATTTCACTCCATTTCTCGTCGCCTGCCCACTTCCACTAAGCTCACCACTATCACGAGGAATAAAAGGCCTCATGTCAGTCATCATTTGGCTAGATATTGCTAACTTCCCTTTTGCTAACGCTGTTGGGGATACCTTTTTCTCAATGCCCTTTAAATCAACCTTGACAGATACGCCTGTTCCCATCAGATACACTCCACTTCGTAACAAAATACTTTTTGTTTGTGTGGATAACTGACAGGAACCACAGAGGTCACTCTGTACTCACGTTCTCCGTCTTTGATAATGGCATTTTCAAAGGTCTTGTCTAAGACGATTGGGCAGTATTTAGGATACACAAACAACGTGCTAGGCTTGGACTCTTTGCGGTTGTTCTTCGTACCTTGTACTCGATACTGTCTGTCAAACCTAACAGTTTTAAGGGTCACTGGGCTCTCAAATACTTCTTTACCCCATCCGTCTTTTTCTCCTGTGGTTTTCTGAATTGTTACAGTATCAATCAATAACCGTTTATCAATGTCTGTCATAACCTACCCCTCTGTAGCCAAATCCTGCCGATTTTAGAGTATTCAAGGCGTCAAGTGATAAGTTATACCTAGCACTCTCTAAAGACTGACTAGAGCTATTCTTGTAAGTGATATGAGTACGCCCTAAAATCACAGTAGAGACTGATTGCTTATCATCAGCCGTAGTGATCCCACTAGCGTCCAAATATGCTACCTGGAAAGCCGTAGCCAGCTTGACAGCTTGCTTTCTGTGCCCAATCTCTTTTTCAAAATCTACAAAGCTGTAGAAATTGTTAAGAAAGAGGTTTATAGCAATCTCTGCCCTCATTAGAATATTTTCAAAGTCATCGACTTCATCAAAACCAAAACCCTTAAATTCATCTTGTGTTAAATAAGCGATAGTAACCACCTCCAATTAAAAAAGGCGGTGTTATTTATCCGCCTTTGCTGCTTTTTCTTCCTTGTCAGTACGTTCAAAGAACGGGCTGAGCTCAGGGTGTGTAATTTCACCTTTGGCGTTGAGCGCCTCAGCTGTCTTGACATCCATGTCATACTCTACATCTTTGTCATAGCTTTGCTCTTTGTCGTCGACGATAAAGACAACGTTTGATGTCGCTTTAAATTTAGCCATTTACTTTATTCCTCCACTTCGTATCCTTGATTTTCAAAAGCTGAAATCATGATCGGGTCAGACAGGGTAAAAGAAACCCCATCTTTTGTCAAAGTAACAGATTTTTTGGCAACTTCCTCTGTTACTTCTTGTTTTTCCACAAGTTCCTCTGTGGTTTCTTCTTTTTTCTTAGCCATTAGCTAGCCTCCTTATGCTGATTTGTGAACGTAGATAGCTTTTTTCTTGTTGTCAAGAACGAAAGCGTCGTAACGGATACGGCCCTCAACGAGCTTGCCGTTAATTCCTGGTGGGTTGTCGTGGATCTTATAGTCTTCTAACTTAATAGGGGATGGAGTAGCCACAGGGTGAGCGATAATAAACTCTACTTTTTGTGGCAAGCGTGATGTAGGTGTCAAAACTACTGGCAAGCCGTCAATCATACCTACTTGACCTTTGATAGTGATTTCTTGACCAAGGTCAGAATTTTTCACAAATGTTGGGTCAAGTTTGATGAGTTTGTAAAACTTAGGTGACACATGCAAGACACGGCCAGCTGTTGGGACAAGAGCGTCAGTGAGCTTAACCTGACCATCAAGGACAGCCTCATAAGCATTCTCTTTAGTCACAGCTGCTGTTGCAATATGTTCAGGCGCTGCACCAGCTACGATTGTTGCAAAACGGTAAGTATCAACTTCAGGGATAACAACTTCTGACAACTGACGTGCAAGGGCTTTTCCAGCCTCCATGACACCATTTGTGTCCTGCTCAGATTTCTTGTCAATCGTGAATGTGAAAGAGCGGTCTTTCTTCATTGTCATAGTTTGAACTGTATTTCCAAGTTCCTCAGCGTCACCGTAACGGTTTTGCCCATTTGTCTTGTAGTCATTCATTCCTGATGTTGGGATAGAGTAGACCTTGACTGTGTCAACTCCAAGAAAATCAAAATCTTGATTAACAATACCAGTAGATAGGGCCTCTTTAGCAAAGCGCTCATCTACTTTTTCAGCGAATTTAGCTGCGTAATTTACTACCATGTGTAATATTCCTCTTTTCTTTATTTTTGGTTTTATACGCTATCAAAGCCTGCAAATAAGGCTTTGTCCTCTGCGCTTAGATGATCGTATCCAGTTTCTGCTGGTGGATTTCCGTGCACAGAGATATTAGGGTTAGGCTGCTTGTCCTCAGCTTGGAATAGGTAAGGGCTTGACTCTTTGAGTGAGTTGATTGTGTCCTCTAATTGAGGTTTTCCATCTTCCCCTAGCTCGATTTTTTCTAGGTCAATGAATTTCATCAAGTCCTCTGAGTTGTAAGCTCCTACATCTTTCAAAGCAAGGGCTACAGCGTTTGTTTTAGTGATATGAGCAAGGTTTGCCTCACTATCTAGCTTATACTGCTCAAATTGGGCTTTTAGGTCTTCAAGCTGTTGTTTGCTTTCAGCACTTGCTCCCTCTTTGGCCTGTAGATTATTGATAGCTTGGGTCTGTTGCTCAAGCTGTTGTTTTAATGTGTCGTTTTCGGCTTGCAGTTCAGACTTAGCCTGTGATTTTGCGTTTTCAATACCTGCACCGTACGCTTGCATGATATTGTCAATCACTGACTTATCCTCGATACCTGCCTCAACTAACATTTCACGTTTAAGACTCATGTCTTAACTCCTCCTTTTTTACGTCACATGGACAAATTAAGACAGTTTTACGCCATGCTCCAGGGCAAAATAAAAAACCTGATGGACTTCCATAGGTTTATAGTGGTTTATAACAATTTATTGCATGAAAAAAGCGCCTAGATTGTCCTAAGCGCTGGTTTTAGGTTTTCTCATAGAAAAATATCTCTCTGTAAGCTGTCGCTTATTTAATTCTAATTCAAATGCTTTAGCCTCATCTAATGAAAGTAAATCAAGTGTAATACTTATACTCAGTAATTGTTCATCAGTAAACTCTGAAAAATCTAAAGGTTTTTCATTCAGATTTAAAGAGTCAACAAAGTTTAGAGCCTCTGACAATTCCATAATATCACTCCTCTCTTAAATTCATTTCTAAGACAATGCCACCTTTGTTTTCTTTCATACTAATTATATCATATTTTGCATTTCTTGGTATGATAATTTCGGACTCGGCGTCATTATCTGTAAAGTATATTTTACTATCCTTTGGAATATTGATAATTGTTTTAATGCCTCTATTTTTGAAAAAGTTATATTTTGGAATATAACTGGTTGATGTGTAAGCAGCATTGCTAAAAGTTGCCTCACCAGAGTTTAGCATATCAGTTACACTGTCATATTTTTTTAATAGTTCGGCATTGCTAGTAATGATTGATTTAAAGTAACCACCATCATCAAAGCGGCTAACTTTTATATTTTTTAACGCTCTATTTCTTTCAATAACACCATCAAGAGTTGAAACTACTTTGCTTTCTTCTTTGCTAAGTGGGATAGCGCCATTACTTCTGAGAGCTTTGTTGATATCAAAACTTCTATTTGTAGCTATATAGCCCATACTATCAAAATCTGGAGCATAGACAATATTACGCTCTGCTTTAGTGATTTTTCCGCCCGCTTTCTTAAATGCAGGTATTTCATCCTCTTTGATGTAGTGATATTCTGACATCTTTTTCCTGAGTTTTACTTCTTTTTGAGCTTGAGAAAATGGATCATCATAGTATTTCTCTCTAGCATAATCACGATGTAGGAAAGGGTGCTGTTTGAGATAGTCTCTCATGGCGCCCTGTTGGATCCTAACCTTGCTTTTATACTTGTCTATCAGCTCGCTGTCTCCTAGTTTTTCTGCAACGTGTAGAAATTCCTTAGACTTTCTGATAGACCTCTCTAGGGCCCTCTGTTTAGCCTGAGCGTTTGCGTTTTCTATTGCTTGCTCTGGTGTCAAGTCTCTTAACTCGTCAGGCAAATCAGGCTTGTAGTTAGCCCCTGGGATGTATGGTGTCATCTCATGAGTACAGTTAATACCCTGACAGCCTCCAGCGTATCCGTATCCGTAGTCTGATAGCGCCAAAATACGCTCCCCTTTTTCCGTCCTAGCAACTCCAGTAGTTACTATCTGATGTTGCAAAGGAGCGCACATCTCTCTTGCTGTGGCCTTTTTGTGATAGTAAAAGGTGTCTATACCCAATTCCTCAGCTGGAGCCATTCTGACCTCACGATAGACTCTCCAAGCTGTAGACTTGATGACTTGCCTAGCGTATGTGTCGGCTTTCCAGTTCTTCCCTTGACTATCAGTAAAGCCGTAAAAGCCTTTTTGAGCCCACTTCATGACTGTATCAGAGATAGCCTTGTCTGAGGTAGTGAGTCCTGTGACAACCTTAGCCACGCTCTCCTGGACTATGGACTGATAAACCTTTCTGACACTCATTGGTAGAGTGGTATTGATGAGGTTGTCTATATCTCCCATAGCTTGATTGACATAAGCAGCTAGATTGGTCTGAATGAGTGAGTTATGACTAAACTCTCTACCCATGGACTCCAGTAGTTGCTCTTTTGTGTCTTTATAGACCTTGTAGCCCTCATTTTGGATAACATGCCTAAGTTGCTCCTCAGCAATGCCTGAACGGTCAGAAATGAGCTTGACATTGTCCTCATTGAGTAGGCCCATCTCATTCATTTTCTCAAGTTGCCAAATATAGGGGTTGTCATCAAGACTAGCAGAGCCACGCTCTTTGATACGATCTATAACCTGGTCAAAAAGGTCAAGAGTTAGCTGATGATAGATGTCTGCAACCTGACTAGCGTCAAGCATTAACTGCTCATCATTTAGCTTGATTGGTTTCTTCTTTTCCCCCATAGAAAACCTCTCCCATTTCTTCTACCATTCTCTTTGCTAGCTTTCTCTGCTTTAGCGAGGGGCTTTCAATTCCTACAAATGACCTTACTTGTTGCATGAAATTCTTTGAAAAATATTTTAGTAACTTCATTCTCCATATACTCCTACTTCCTCAAGACTGCGCTCTCCACTAGCCTCATCAATAGCATTGCCACTGATTTCAGCTTTGATTTTTTTAGCTTTTTCAGGAGTCACATTCAAAACTTTCTCAATAGCCATGACATCCGTAGCAAATCCAGCATTTACAACCTTAACCCAGTAGTCCAGCTCAGCATTTCGGTCTGTAAAGACTCCATCATCAAGGTTAATGCTGATTTTCTCCATGTCAGGGATGTTTCCCTTATAGAGATCGTAGGCCTTGCCTAACTCTAACATTGATATAATGAGCTCTTTCAAAGACTGCTCTACTAAGCTGACAATACTGTTTCTCATCTGATAAGTGTCAGAGTTCTCTGATACAACCTCAGTAGCTGTTTTCAAGCTCTTGCCGTCAAATGTAAAGGTTCCAGAGGATACTCCTATCTGCATTTCAAAAATCGCCAGGATCTTATTGATAGCCTTGATATAGTCATCTGACCTGATAGGCGTTGTAAGGTCTGTAATGCCTACACCTTTATCCATATCCCCTGAGTCAATCTGTTCATAGACGTTACGTCCAGCCTCAAACTCACGCTTGACTGTGACATTCTCGCCCTCCTGATTGTACTCAACTTTGATCATCTGACTAGGCACGGCCACTCTACGCTGACCCATCTTAATCTCCCACATAAACTCATCATAGGTCGTATTAAGAAAGTCCATTGTAGTCTTAGCATTGTCAAAGATAGACAGCCCAAGAGCTGAGTTAATATCCTTATTGTTCATGCCTGGGGTCTTCAAGTAAGTAAAGAGTGGACGACTCAATCCGTTCAGGTCTACCACTTCCTCAAGATCCTCATAAAGGTCTGACAGAGGAACCCTAGAGCCTACCACGTTCTGATTATCAGACTTGTAGAGCTCGTTAGTAACCGTGTACTTGTCATCTTTGCCCCATTCGTGCAGCTCAATCAGCGTGTAAAACTTCTGCTTATTACCCTCTGACTTGGTTGTCTTAGTGATGATAGCAGCACTAGAGACGTCCTGTGTGTTGCTTTGCAGAGGCAAGAAGACAGGCGCCTGAATGAAAGAGACTCTTACTTTGTCTCTATCAATGTATGGCCTCATAGCCAATCCACCAAGCGCCAACCCACTCTCTAGGTAGCGCTCAAAATTCTTGACAAATCTGTCATCTTGTAGCTGTTTCTGAATAAATTTGTTAGCGTCCTTGTCGTCTAGCTTGATTTCAGCCTGTTCATTAAACACTAGGCTTGCAATCTTCTTGGCTGCTGTACGTCCAATAGGCAGATGGTTGAAAGCTCGCTTTTGAGGCGTGCCGTTGCTGTCAATGTATTCAATCTGTGGATAATGCCCTGCATAATACTTGAGATTTTCCCTGATACGGTCATACTCTGTGGATGACACTGCTATTTTAGGGTGATCAGTGATATTTGTTAAGTTCTGTGTTGTCATCACATACTTGCTCCTTGTGAAAAAATTCTTGATAGTCTTTACTATTCCCATTGTTAGCTCCTTTAGGCTTTAAGTCTTAGCTCTCTAGCGTTGTCTAGGACAAAATACTTGAACTCGTCTACCGTGTGGTCATCTTCCTTGATGACTTTGGGGTCATCTGTATTGAGTGACTTGTCATCATAGCGGTACATCTTATGCTCCTCTACAAATACCCTGTTATTAGGGATGTCAAGGTAGTAGAAACGCCCCTCAGCTAGTAAGCTAATAACCATGTCTATCATGGTCTGGTTTTTCTTCTTAGCAACTGGGTGCCAGCGCTCGCCATAGTCTTTGAAATACTGGTTACGCAAAGCCCCCTCAGCACTATCAATAGTCATTTTTAATTTAGGTACTCTGTAGGTCTTCATGACCTTGTCTATAAAGTCATGGATCATCACAGAGAGCTCACTAGGGGCCTTTTTGATGGTCTTTCCAGCTGGACTATAGTAAAACGTATCAAGCAAGATAACATTACCCTTGGCAGTTAGCCCATAAGCTCCGCAGGCCGTTGCTGATTGCTGGTGTCCTGTATCCAGGGCAAATGATATACCGATAAGCCTATCATCCTCTGGTAGGCTCTGTAGTGGTTTAAAATAGCTAATGTTATAGACATGATTACCTAAACCGATTACCTCGCCTAGATACATCCATCTATAGTAGTCAGGGTCCGTCTCCTTGTAGCGTTCTATCTTGTCTTTCATCTGCTTAGACAAAAAACCTAACTTGTCATCAAGGTAGGTGCTGTGATGTATCATGTAAGTAGGGTCACTAGCTTTCTCAGCAACCCACTCATTTATCCAGTCGTAAGGATTGCGTGGAGGGTTGTATGTGAAATAGACTTTGACCTCTTTGCCGTTTGGCAGCTCTTGACGGATGAAAGTATCCTCAACTATGTCAATATCCTCACGGCCTGCAAACTCAGCCAATTCCTCAAACCATACAGCCATTACATAGCCTTTAGCTATCTTCTGGGATTTGAGTTTCATCGGATCGTCTACACCGTAGAAATAAAAGGCTGTACCTGTCTTCTTATGTGTAATCTGTAAGGGAGATTTCCCAAACTTGAACTGATTAGCTAGCCCCATCTCATAGATGGCCCATCTTATCTGCTCATACACTGACATTCTCAAGTACTTGCCTACTTTTCGCAAGACTACCACATTACCCATAGGATCATTGATGAAATCATTGACAAGGTCAATAGAGACTACTGATGACTTGGTAGAGGCACGGCCACCCTTTAGCACTACATGGCTCTTGAGTGTATAGAGGACTTCGTCAAATACTGGATTAATCAGTTTCGCTAGGTTAAGTATCGCCATTGTACTCACTCCTATCAAATGTAAATCCAGTTATGACTGTATCATCCTCATCATTAGAGCCTAACTGTGCCTGGAGGTTTTCAATTTCAAGCCTTAATTTTTTATCAGCTAACTCTAAATCTCTGAAAGCCATGTTATTCATGCCGTCCAATGCTGAAAGAAAGGCGTTTGAATTGGCTTGTCTAACGCCGTCATTCTCGATGCTTGACCTAGCCTTGTTCTTGAGCCATTCATACTCATTAAAAGCCTGCTCTCTGGACCATAGAGCCATGTTTGAGAACTCTTTTAAAAGTTCCCTATACCTTGTACTAACCTTATACTCTTTTAAAAGTTTGCTGGCTCGTACATCCACAGTCTCATCACTCATTTTTTCAGCCTTATAAGCCTGCCTATACGCTTGTCTTTGAGATAGTCCTGAGATTATCCCTTGGACAAACAGCTCTTGTTTTGGGGTTAATCTATCCACTCATGGACTACCTCCTTTCGACAAAATAAAAAGCCACTCAAAGAGTGACTCAGTGCAAGCAGACTACAGACTTGCGTGTTAATTAGAAATTAATTTTTTCTTTTTTTATTTTGTGTAGTCTTTTTGCGATATTAAAACATCCTACTCTATCGCCACTGGTAACCCAAGCCAGCAGTTTTTCAGAAGCTTTTCTAGGTCGTTGCCTAAGGTGCCTTTGCTTTATTTTTTGATACTACCATTTTAACAGATTTTAGACTTCATGCCTGTACAGTTACTATCATTTACTATCAATTCTGAAAGAATACTATCAAGTTCCTTTATTGCTTGTTTCTTCAAACGATAGTAAGTAGGGGAACTCATGCCCCCCATGCTGTCACAGATGTCATCAACGTACATCTTATTGATGTAGGTCTTTCTCAAAATAGTTCTATGTTTTGGATTTTTAAGCTTATTGATCATTCTACCTAGTTCAAGTTTCCTATTGATAACCTCTTTAGTATCCTGTTCTATAGTCTCTTTCATCACTACCAGCTGAGTATAGACATCATCAACTTTTCTAGTCTGTCCGCCTTGAACTTTGACATCTGACCACTTGGGGCTTGAGAGCAAACCTGCCTCAAGCTCATTGATTTCATCTATACGGCTTTGAATGTCCATGTCCAGATCCTGCAGCTCTTTCAAGAGCTCTTCAGCCTTGTTCACTCTCTATCTCCTTTTTGTGATATAATAATATTATTGAGATTATAGCTGAGACAGAGAGTGTCTTGGCTTTTTTCTTTTAGCAGCTATTGAGTATTTTCATTGTCTCCTCATAACTCAAATTTATCCTGGCTCTTTGTTCCTCGTATCCAAAAATTTTAGGAATTTTGAAAAAAATAATAGTAGTGCCATCATGATTTTTAACAACTGTGTAGATATGCTTGAGCAAATTTTTTCTGATCGCAATGTTTTGAAATGCTACAAACTCCAACTTATCTTCTTGAGTTGTTTCCTTTGTCTTTTTAGCTCCTGAATACGGATATTTTTTAGGTTTCATTCCATATCCTCCAAAAACTCCTTATTTTCATAGACGTTGCCGATGATTTCAAAGTGATGATAAGCTAGAAATAGTGGGTCCCATTCTGAAACCCTTTCTTGCATTTCGTCTACAAATCTGTAAATAAAACTTGCGTAAGAACCATGCCATTTGATAATTGCTTTTCTGCCTTTATAATCAACTATATCCCCCTCAAAGATTTCCTTTCCGTTTTTGTCTTTAATTCCTGTTGATTGCATGATGACTAGATGATCAACAAAAACATAATCTGGAGGGCTTGTGACGAACTCCTGTTCAACTACTACAACTTGCCCACTTTCTGTTATTGCAAAAGTATCTTTGAACATTTCTTTTTTTGCGCCATCCCACGCTCTAAATTTCGGTCTCATAACCTCACCTCGTCTCCAATCCTTAAAGTTTCGTAGCTTGTTTGCGTGACTACGAAAATGCCGTAGTTCTGTATTGTGATCGTGTAGAGTTCGCCAATCTGCTCCTTGTGGATGACTCTACCTTTGATTTCTGCGCCTTGATTATCTGCTTTGTAGACTACAATAGGGCGCTTTTCTTCTAATTTCTTAATCTGGATACTCTGCCAGACATTCAATCCAGCAGACAATAATATCCATATTGCGATAAATCGTTTCATTTTACCTCCTCTAAATAATCTTACCGTCAAAAATCAGGGTAATTGTGCCTGTTCCGTTCTTATTGTCTGAAACTAGAGCCCGACAATCGCCGCTTAACTCGACGCCCTCGATTGTGATACTGCGCTGAGACTTATTGACATGAATGATCGTGTCATTTGATGTCTTAATTCTCATTATCTTCCTCCTCAATTTTAATAACGGCCCTACCGTTTGGGTTTCGTCGTTGATGTGATGTGTAAGTGTAGTACTATAACATCCTTTCAGTAATTCCTGTTTCGCTACTGATCTGCGCTAATGTCCCAAGCGTAACAAACACATCACCCTGATATAATGCGTAGTCAGCCATCTGCTCCTCATTTCTTTAAATACTCAGGGGTTCCATAACCTCCACCTCTACCTCTATCCGTGGATTTAGACTGTAGAACTTGCCTACATCATGTAGCGCTATCTGACCGTCATCCTGGAAGACGATCCCTGACATACTGTCATATAGAGCTTTCTCATAGTTGTCAATGTCAGGCTTTTTGCCTACAGGGATAATCTCATCCAGGAGGGCCTGTTGGTTCTTCTTGATCTTGGAAATATACTGAGGAGGCTTGATGTAAAATCTAAGCTTTGCCCTCAGCGCTCCCTCAAGAATAGGCTGGCCCATGTACTGATTAGCAATGAGCAGCTGGCAATGATTGCGCCAGGATTTCATATCCTTGTCTTCGTAAGTTGTGGTAAAATTCCCACGCCTCGCAAACCGTGGCCGTGATTGAGGTTTAGGCTCAATGTTTAGGGTTAATTTCATTCAAGAGCCCCCTTAAATCCTGCCATCTCAAAGAGATTTTCTCTGTTTTCGTTTACGAACTCAAAGAATTTCTTAACCTCTTGTAGTGTCTTGATGTTGCTCTTGACTCGTGTTAATGAGGTAAAAAATACATCATTTTTGGGAATTGCCTTAATTTTGCACTTGTAGACTGGTTCAAAAAGGTCACCATTTTCATCTAGTGTGGGGGCAGCGTCTTTGTTATCAAAGCTAATGCTCATATCATAGTTTAGGGTCGTAACGACCTCTATTTTTTGTTTCTCAATGATGATAGCAATATTTTCTGTCACATTGATTTTACTTGCCATGTTCTTTCTCCTGTAAAAATTCATTGTAAACCTTAGTAAAAATCTCTATTACTAGGTTTTGTGGAATGTTTGACCGTTCATTGTATGACTTAGAAAATTTGTTCCACTCAATTTCTTGCTTGATAATGTCATTTTTAAGACCTAAATCAAGATTACTAGCAAACTTTGTAGGTTTCTGCAAAGGGTAGTCATAATTGTTGTAGCGTGTGAGATTGAGATGTGGGAGTTTGAAATCCATGACATCCTCAATATATTTCCACAAGCGCCCACTAGCTGGGTTCTCTATGATGAAATATTTAGGATTATACCGCTTGATGATCTCAATGGTATTGAAAGCACAAAGCTCCCCATTGACTCTCTTCATAAATTGACGGTCATACTGATAATTTATATAGGCTTTCTCGTAGTCAGAGGCGTTCCTAATCGTAAACATGCTAGGCTCCCTTTGTGGAGCAAAGAGGCTATCTGAGAGGTCTTCTTGTTTCCAGCAAGCGTTACCCTCGCACATAGCACTAGCATTACTCCAACTTTCGCATGGTGGGCTAGCTATTATCAAATCAGGTTTTGGCAACTTGTCAAGTTTGTCAAAAAGTGTGTTGTCTCCAAACAAGCGCCCATAGTCAGCAAGGTTCAAATTTATAAAATGATCGTTCTTGTTTTCTATATCTATTCCGATTGGATAGATGTCAATATTCGCCCCCCCCCGAACTATTCAGGGCTTTCACGCCTTTTGTATAGCTACCATTCCCACTGTCAAACAATGCCCAAACAGTCATTTTTTTATCTGACATTGACACCTCCTAAAGTGGTAATTCATTCTGGTCCTCCCACTTTACAATCCCTGATATAACACAATTCCTATTTACACGGCATGCAAGTGTCTCAGCGTTGTAAATTCCGTGACTTGTTTCTATATACCTGTCATATACATTTTTTATCTGGACAATAGTGTGAAAATCCCCATTATTGAGGACTTTCACAAAATCGCCTGGCTTAATATCTGATTTTTTCATGTTTAGCCTCCGATAGTGCTTTTAAAACGGTAAACCGTCAGCAGGGAGGTCAAATGGGTTAGGATCGGCAAAAGGTGAGTTGTTCCCGTTTTGGAAACTGTTGCCTTGCCCTTGAGACTGCTGACTGTTGCGACTTTCTATCAGAGCGACGTTCTCAGCGACTACTTCGGTCACATATCGACGCTGACCGTCTTTCTCGTAACTCCTGACTTGTATGCGTCCAATGATCCCGATAAGTGAGCCCTTGCTGCAATACTGAGCAATGATGTCAGCTGTGCCTCGCCACGCTTGGAAATTGATAAAATCAGCCTCACGCTCTCCATTTTCATTTTTGAAATTGCGGTTGACTGCAAGTGTTCCCTGCAAACTAGATACGTTGTTAGGCGTTTTTCGTAGATCAGGAGGCGCTACAAGCCTCCCAACCAATGTGACATTATTGATCATCTGTTTTGTCCTCTCTAGCGCTACGCTCTCCCAAGAGATAGCCTAAAAACATCCATAGGATAGCCATCCCAATCTCTTTGATAAAATCATTCATTTTCTTTCCTCTCCTCTCCTGGATTGTGCCACCACTCTACCAGTTCGTCATGATGAGCGATCAGGTACTCGTCAAAATCTTCAAATTGACGGATGGCCCATTTTAAGCGTTGGGTATCTTCTCCACGTCGTGAGCAGTACCCGCTCACTTTAAAAATTGGAGTAATCTCACTCACAATGCGAGGGCTCAGGTCATCAATATTTATAGTTTTGTAATTTTTAATTTCAAAATCTAAGATAAACTCATCCCCTAGGTTGTGGATAACCTGCAATCTCTTGCCGTCTGAATAGATTGAAATGCTATCAGATACTTTTCTGATGTCCATAATTACCACCCACATTGCTCATTGAGTTCAGCCTGAGTCAATGGCTCGATACGTTGATAACCGCTGACTTGATAGTTTTCCTTAAATTTAAACCCTGCTTGTTCAAGAGTAGCCTTGAAACGGTCTTTTTCTGCTGTATCCACAAAATACACCTCTAAAGTCATTTTTTGGGTATATCGTTTTAGGTCGTTTTCAGCCCCTCTAAGAGCGTTAGGCTCATTTTTGGGGATTTGTTCACCGTCCAAGATTTCGCCTGTTTCTGGGTCAAAATTTGGGGTCTCGGTTGATTTTGGAGCCTGTTCCTGCTGTTTAGTTTGTTGAGCTGCTAAAAGCTCCTGATTAGCTCGCTCTGCTCGTTCTTGAGCTTGTCTGAGTTCTTCCTTTTGCTTTTCAAATTCATAATCAGCTTTAATTTGCTCAAAGACCTCAGCAAGGGTCAAGTCTCTTAACATCCGAATGTAAGGAGAGTCAGTCATGCCATACTCAGCACAGAGCCCTGAGATAGCTGACTTGGATTTCTCAAGCTCTTGCTGTTTCTGAAACTCAAATGTGACCATATCATCAAGGCTTTTCATGGTTGCTTTTTTGAGGGTCATCCCATCTGCCATGAAATCGCTAGCTTTGACATAATCAAGGGCCTTTTCATCAAATAGGCGAGGGTCTAGCATGTACTCAGCTGATTTGTTGGCTAGATAGCCTTTGACCGTGTCAATTCTGACAGCCTTTTGATGATCTTCAAATTCTTTGACATCACTAGCGATTTTGGAGATGATGTCTTTCAGAGGCTGGATGGCATTCTTGACATACTTGTCAAATTCGTCAGCTGGTTCAGATAAGACTTTCTTATTCCTGATCCGTTCATCAGAAACCTGCTTGTCTAATTTTCGTAGATCGGCAAGTGTCTGCTTGTCATCCTTGATGGTTGCAGCTGTAACCGTGTAATTTTGGTACTTGGCTACAACCTCATTGATATTCTGCTCAAATTTCTCACGGTCAATGATTTCAACCTGTGCCTGTGTTACTTTTACCTGTAATTCTTGCATGTTGTCCTCCTAATATTCAAGTTCACTGCCTAGCAACTCGCCCTGGATTGGCTCCTCACTTTGAGCAGGTTCAGGAACTGTGTGGGCTTGCTCTTTGTTAAATTGCTCAATCTGAGCCATCTTGCGTGCAATTACATCCTCTTTGCTCTCTTGAGGTGTCACATCCTTGATACGGTCAAATGTTTCTCCACCGTCGTCCTCTGTGTACATATTCCCCAAATCCTCAGGAAAAGCCTCTCTAAGAGCGTTTACTAGGGCTGTTTTTCTGATCATAGTAGCTGGCATGCTGTTCCAGGTGCTTTGTTTCTTGTTGTATTCTTCAAGAGATACCTGAATTTCTACAGGTACTTTGAAATTTTTGCGATAGACTCTAGCCCAACCGCCTACCAAAGTATCACCTGGTAGCATAAGAGCCCCTTTGCGTTCGTGCATAACGCCATCTTTATCTACAGCAACCACGCCAGCCTCAAATCCCTCATAGTTTTTACTCTGGGCTGCACGTTTCAAAAAAGCCTCTTTAGAGACAATCAAGCTGAACTCTGTCCCTCCATTGCGGTTTTTATAGGCTACAATGTAGACCTCATTAGCTAAAGGGTTTAGGTTACGCCCTTTGATAAGTGACAAAGCTTGTCCCACCTGTTTCTCAGTAAGTAAATTCTGAGGATCAAAGTAACGTTTGATGTCTTCAAATGTCCAGTCAAGGGCATTGACAGAAATGTCACGTTTAGCCTGTTGTGTTGATAATTGATTATTTGTCATTTTCTTCTACCTCTGTTGTGTTTTAAGTTCCAATTTTCACGCTTTAAGCGGTTGTTTTCGTTCATAAGCGAGACTATTCTGTCCTGTTGTTCGTTGATAATAGTGCCCAACTCATGACAAGTGTTTAACTGCCTCTTTCTCCAGTGGACATTGTCCTCATAGTGTTCTCTATTCATAGGCTAACAATCTCCCACATAGATCCATTGACCAGCGCTGAAAACCCAATCAGCTGGGTCACGTTCTTCCCTGGGTTCAGGAGGCTGCAAGTAATCACGATCATAGTCAAAGGTGCCAAATAGTCCTCTGTCCATGTGCTACCTCCTACCCTGCCATGTCTTGATAGACATCAATTAGGCGCTGTTGCATTGCGACTGTGTCAGCGTACTGTCTGCGACTACGTCCAAGCTCCATGTTTTCCTCAGAGAGCTCTTTTAATAAGTCGTTTTGTTGTTTGATGATGGTTTTAAGCTGTTTGTTTTCGGCTTGGAGAGTTCTGACATCAATTAGATTGCTGTTCGATTTTGATTGTCCATCACCCCAAAGGTCATCTAGTCCAAAAAATTCTTTTAGTTTTGCTAACATTATTCTTCCTCCTTATCATCTTCTTTCATGTTCTCCTCAATAGTCTCTTGAGGGCTCATTCCATCTAATACATCCTTGATGACATGTGAGATGTCGTGAGTTACTTTCAATGAAATTTCTAACTCATTAGGTAGTCCCAAAAATTTTACAGTTAGCAATCCAAGCATGGATAATCTATGTAGATCTTCTTGTAGCTGTTCAATGCGTTCAATTTTTTCTTGTTGTGCTTTGATAATTTGGTCTTTGTCAATCATGATTTTTCTTCTGTGGATAACTTAGTTATCCTTTTCTTTATTTAGATTAGTAGTAGTTTGTTGTAAGTTAGTAGTTATTACTAAGTTAGTGCCGTAAGGCTTAGATTATTGTATAGTTAGTACTTGTTGTATAGTTAGTATTTATTAGAGGGCAATTTTACACATGGCAATTTTACACATGGCAATTTTACACATGGCAATTTTACACATGGCAATATTTTCCAACTGTATTTTTAAACTCCGTCATCTGTGGATAACTCTTTCTCAAGATTGGTTTTTAGATACTCAAAGTAATCATCTGAAATAGGCATGTCTGAAAAAAATCTGTGTACTGTGACGCCTTTGCCTCTGCCTAGTCCTAAGCGGTATACTCTGAGATAGCCTGCTTTCTCTAAAAGCTTAAAGTGCTCATCTACGGTGCGCCTGCTTATTCCTAGACGTCGTGCAATCTCGTCAGGATACACAACCCAATCAGACTTATTAGTCAGTATGACTGCCAAAATCCCTATTGTAGCTGGTTTCAGTTGCTTATCTTGAGTGAAAGTGTTATTGATAGATGTGTAATTTTCGTGAGTATTTCTTAGAATATACTGCATACCTCATATTTAAGCCCCTTTCTGTAACTCTTGCTTGTGCATTCTTAAAATGATGTCATAGTAGGAATGACTAGCAGGGATGACATATCCTGTCAGATCGTCAACTTGAGAACCATCTGCCATGATGTTTACAATCCGTGGCTCCCATTCCTTTTTTACTGTTTTCATGATATAATTACCTCGTAAATGTTTTACTGAGTCCCTCAATGGAATTGCCGTTCCAGAGGGACTTTTCGTTTTTATCCTGTTAAGTATTCCTGATCAAGTAACTTGTTGATAAAGTACTGTTGGCCCTTACCAGTGACAAGTGGTGTCTTGCTAACTGTGATGTGGCCGTCAGCGTGTGTGATACTGGTTTCTTTGACTCTGATGAGTCCCATTTCTACGCTCTTTTGTGTAGGCATGTTCCAGTCACGCCCATTGCGCTTGATGAGATATCCATGAGCTCTGAGCCAATTAAATAAGCGATTAGCACCCATGTCTACCCCATTCTGCTTGAGTAGTTTAGCAAGCTCTCCAACTAGGATGGATGTGTGACTAGCACTGACTGCCTCAGCAAAGAGTACTTTAGGACGATCAGCCTCAATCTGAGCCTCCAGCTTGTGGACTTTCTGATCAGCCATGAGCAATGCTCTTGCCATGATTTTCTCAGGGCTATTAAAGTCTTTCTCTACTTGTATAAAGTATTGTCGGACTTGCTTGCCTCGCTCCGTTCGCTGGATCATAGCAATTTCTTTGGCCATGTCTAGCTTGATGATGTGGTCTACTTTATTGTGACCACCTCGCCCTGTTTGCTGCTCATTTTTGAGAAGCAAAAAATCTTGATTTTCTGCAAAGCCATAGTCAATCATTCGATTGAACCAGTCGGCATATTTTGTTTTGACATCTAAAGCCTCATGTAGTTGTCTACCTGACACTATTGGCTCATGGTTATCATTCAGAGTTACGTTGATGAGTTCATTCATGTTTACTCCTTTCTTTTGCGGTTAAACCGCAATCTTATGTAAAAAAATAATGTCATCAATAGACACATCAAAAGCAGTAGCGATTTGATAAGCCTGCGTCACAGTAGGCTCTGTTTTACCTCGTTCCCAATTTCCCCAAGTATCAGCAGAGACATCAAGGGCCTTAGCTGCATCCACTTGCCGCCAGTTTTTTAGCGTTCGCAATGTTTTAAGAGTCATTTTTGGCATGTTACTGTCCTTTCTATCGTTTTTTTATAATTGACTGACTCAACTACGACTATATTATAATGCGGTTTAACCGCAATGTCAAGTGTTTTTTGCGTTTTTTTCGTATTTTTTTATTTTTTTCTTTACTTTTTTGCGTTTTTGCCGTAATATATACTATATAAAGGAGTGATAAAAATGAGCAATAATAAAAGTAAAGAAATTTTTTCTGCGAACTTGGAAAATTTGATGAGTAGCAGAGGGATTGATAGAAATAAGCTCTGTTCTGATCTCGGATTGAAGTACACTACTGTAAGAGACTGGTTAAAAGGCATAACTTATCCTCGGATAGGAAAGATCGAATTACTTGCAGACTATTTTGGAGTTAATAAATCAGACTTAATAGAGGATAAATCTCAGGAAGTAAAAGAGCTAAAAATTCCCACATCCCCATTGGTTCATAAAATTACTGAAAAGGTTGTCAAGTTATCAACTCCAAGAAAACAAAAGGTTCTTAACTACGCTAACGAACAATTGAAAGAGCAAAATAATAAAGTAATCACAATTGAGGAAAAGCTTTTTGAATACCGTGTTTTTGAAAAATTGGCAGCTGGTAATGGTTACTCTTATTTTAACGATGGGAACTATGATACTGTTTTTTATAATAAAGATTTAGATCATGATTTTGCCTCTTGGGTTTTTGGTGACTCTATGGAACCTAAATTCCAAAATGGAGAGGTTGTGCTCATAAAAGAGACTGGTTTTGATTATGATGGGGCAGTCTATGCCGTTGATTGGGACGGCCAAACATATATTAAAAAGGTTTATCGTGAACCTGATGGATTGCGTTTAGTCTCCCTTAATCCGAAATATAAAGATAGGTTTGCACCTTACGATGAGGACCCTCGCATTATTGGAAAAATTGTTGGTAATTTCATGCCTTTAGGTAGTTAGTGCTATAAGTTAATCATTAGAGAGGTTTTTAAAATGGGAATATTTAATTTTTTATTTGGAAGTAAAAAACAGAAAGAACCGCAACAAATTTCCGTTACTGTTTCTCCGTCTAAAGAATTTGACTACTATCAGCCTAAGTATTTCAAAATACTAAACTCAAGACCTAATATGTTTGAAATATATGGGAGAGGCTTTGATTTTCCAAAATACAACGATAGCTTTATAACTCCAGAGGGTTATCCTCTTAGAGAGTTACTGCTCTTAGTTTGGTGGGGGAAAACAAAGAGTGGAAGAAAATCAACTATATCAATCCCTAAATATTTTTTTCATGATTACAATCTAAATGCTGAAAAAATAACAAGAAAATTCAAAGACAACTCATTGCTTTATGATGATGACGGCAAAACACTTTTGACTGATGAAGGGAGGGGGATTGCTGATAAATATTCGTCACTATGGGAGATACACTCAGCTAAAGGATACCCTACAAATCTTGATATTGATTTCCCGAAATGGGACAAAAATAAATTTGATTTAATGATGTGCCAAGTGCAAATAAGGTATCACAGTGAGTACGCTAAATTTTGCAAAGAATTAGTTAATTATTTCAACTCCCTAAACGCACCAGCGAGCGCTTTAGAAATTCACAATGAAATCAATTACTACATCAATGAAATGAATAGTAATTTAGCAACAGTAAATGACCTGAAAGAAAAATTGATCATCTTACAAGACAGAGTAGATGATAATATATAACAAACAAAAAAGCCCCACGCTCTCAAACTTTGGCGAGTCTGAGCGTGAGGCTAGTGGCAAGAAACAAAGCATTAAAAAGCTCTTTTTCTTGTACCCATTTTATCATTTTTTAGGAAATTTTGAAAGAGGTACTACTATGATAACAACAAATAAAGTGGCCATCTATGTCAGAGTATCCACTACCTCACAGGTTGAGGAGGGGTACTCGATAGAGGAACAGATAGACAAATTAGAGTCCTACTGCAAAATTAAGGACTGGACGGTTTACAAAGTATACACTGATGGAGGTTTCTCAGGATCCAACACGGAAAGACCAGCACTAGAGAAACTTATCAAAGACGCTGACAAGAAAAAATTTGATACAGTTATAGTTTATAAGCTAGACCGTCTCAGTCGTAGTCAGAAAGATACACTATTCTTGATAGAGGATGTATTCATCAAGAATGGGATTGAATTTCTGAGCTTGCAAGAGAATTTTGACACCTCGACACCGTTTGGAAAAGCCATGATAGGCCTCTTAAGTGTCTTTGCTCAGCTAGAGCGTGAACAGATAAAGGAGCGCATGCAGCTTGGCAAGTTAGGACGTGCCAAGGCTGGAAAGTCCATGATGTGGGCTATAACGTCATACGGCTATGATTATCACAAAGAAACAGGCACCATGACCATCAACCCAATCCAGGCACTAGCTATCAAATTCATCTTTGAGAGCTATCTATCAGGGCGCTCTATCACTAAGCTCAGGGATGACCTTAATGAGAAATTCCCAAAAGAAAAGCCCTGGAGCTACAGAGCGGTCAGAGTGATTTTAGACAATCCTGTATACTGTGGATATAATCAATTCATGGGAGAAATCTACAAAGGCAATCATGAGCCTATTATCTCAAAAGAGGTCTATGATAAAACTCAAAAAGAACTTAAAATCAGACAAAGGACTGCACTTGAAAACTTAAATCCTCGACCATTCCAGGCAAAGTATATGCTATCAGGTATCGCTCAATGTGGCTACTGTTTAGCTCCGTTGAAAATTATAATGGGCATGAAAAGAAAAGATGGGAGCAGGTTTAAGAAATATGAATGCCATCAGAGACACCCTAGAAAGTTGAGAGGGGTTACTACCTACAATGACAATAAGAAATGTGACTCAGGTTTTTACTACAAGGATGACCTTGAGGCCTATGTCTTGCAAGAGGTCAATAAGCTGCAGCATGACTCCGAATACTTAGAGACAATTTTATCAGATAATCACAAAGAGTCCATAGACCGTGAGAGCTATCAGAAACAGATTAGAGAATTATCTAAGAAACTGAGCAGGCTCAATGACCTCTATATAGATGACAGAATTACCCTAGAAGAACTACAGAGCAAGTCAAGCGAATTTCTAAGCATGAGAGCCTTGTTAGAAAAAGAGCTAGAGGATGACCCAGCACTCAAACAAGAGGAAACTAAAAATACTATCAAGCAATCTCTGAGCAAGGGAGACATCTACAAGATGGACTATGAGTCTCAAAAGACCATAGTCAGAGCCTTGATCAGAAAAGTGCAAGTCACAGCTGATAGCATTGTCATCAAGTGGAGAATATAG